ATTGCGGAACTTTGAATATTAACATTCAGATGCGGGATGCAAAGATTTTAGAACTAGAAAATAAAGTAAACGAAATAATGGAATTACTATGAAGTGTAAAAACTGTAAAGACCAATTCATACCTAAAACCTTTTTGCAAAAGCACTGCATGGTAAGACCTGAGTGCGTTGAAATATTTGTAAGCGAAGTAAAGGCGAAACAATGGAAGAAGAAAAAAGCCGAAATGAAAAAGGAGTTGATGACATTGAGTGACTATCTTAAACTTGCTCAAGCGGTATTCAATAAATTCATTCGACAAAGAGATATTGGTCAACCTTGCATTTCATGCGGTGCAACTGCAGGAAAATACACAATAACTGCAGGTCATTATTTTCCAAGCACAAATAAAAGCGTAACATTTAATGAAGATAATTTGCATGGTCAATGCTGGTTTAATTGCAATAGTAGTAAGAGTGGAAATTTAATTGAATATAGAAAAGGATTAATACAAAGAATTGGACTTGAAAGATTAGAAATATTAGAAAATGAAGCGAGAAAAACAAAAAATTGGACTATTGATGAATTAAAAGAAATCGTAGTTATTTATAAAGACAAATGTAAAACATTATAATAAAAATGTTATCTTTACAGATAAAAACTGTAATATGGATATTAAACAAAAATATGGTAAACTTACAATATTGAGAGAAGCTGAAAGTTACATTTTACCTAGTGGTCAAAAAAACAAAGCTTTTTTATGTAAGTGTGATTGTGGAAACGAAAAGATTGTTAGAAAATTACACCTAGTAAGGAATAGAATTAGCAGTTGTGGTTGTATAGTAAGAACTAAAAACGGACTAACAACACATCCTTTGTATAAAGTTTGGCAAGCTATTTTATTAAGAACTAGTGGTCATTATAACGATGTTTACAGAAAAAAACAAATTAATGTTTGTGACGAATGGAGAGATTACGAAACATTTTATCATTGGTCTATAGGCAATGGGTATAAAAAAGGATTGCAAATAGATAGAATAGATAATTCTTTAGGTTATAGCCCTTTAAATTGTAGATATGTTTCTCAATTTATAAACATGAATAATAGAGATAATACTTTTTTCGTAATTTATAAAGGGGAAAAAATACCATTTATGTTTTTATTAGATAGAAAAGGTTTAAAAAATCATGAAGCAACAATTAGAATAAGATTAAAGAGAGGGTGGAGTTGTGAAGATGCTTTTGATAAAAAAATAAGAGAGGGTAATTATTTAAGAAAAGCACTATTATGATTTACGACACATCAAAAGAATTAGAAGTAAACAAGCTTTTAAGCCGTTTAGACGCATTATTGAGTAAGAAGTGTATAATTGAGTTAACGGAAAAGAAAAAGACTCGTACACTATCTCAAAATAGCTATTTACACGTTTGTATAACTTTATTCGCAATTGAAAGCGGAAACCATTTAGAAGATGCTAAGCAACTTTTGAAACGAGCTTGTCATTTTATGCACACATTTGATGGAGAAAACACCAAAACAAAACGTACAAGGGATTTAGACACTAAACAGATGACTGATTTTATTGAATGGATTAGAACGTTTGCAAGTATGCAAGGCTGTTACATACCAACGCCAGACGAATACATACAAAACAAGTTTGCAATTGATAGCGAGATAGAGAAATTTAAAGAATATTTATAAAATATTAGTTTATTAAAATAATAGTATTATATTTGCTGAAATATTTAAACGAAATGAAGAACGATAGGAACGCTGGAAGAAAAAAAGTAAAAGACGCGGTTATGGTGCAAGCCAAAGTAACTGCCAAATACGCTGATGAATATAAAAAGTTGGCAGAGAATTATCGAGAGTACGAAACGAAAAAATCAAAGTGATGCAAAATGAATTATTAATAGCAACGGTAATAGTGATGCTTACCATATTATTTGGGGCAATTATCATTGCAGAAAAACTAAACCCAAAGTACGAAATTAAATATTTGCGTGGTTGGTGGGTAATTAGAGATGTAAAGACTCAAACGCATTTAAGACGTTTTAGTACAAATGAGGAAGCGATAGAGTGGTTTAACGAAAATTGTTTATAATATGAAAAAAGGTAGTTATTGGTTTTCTTTCTTGAGCGAGAAAGAGCAGAAAGAGTTTCGGGAGAATGTGAAAAATGCGCAGGATAATTTTCCAGAGTTAATGAATGACGAATATAGGTTATTTGAATATTTTATTACACTTGCATTTTGGTACGATGAAACACCTCAAGGTCATGACTATTGGTTTAATATTGCTAAACGTGATGTACAATGATAAGTATAGCACAATTGCAAAGTTTAGAGTTTGAGTATGAAGAAATGTTAGATACATGGTCTTATAAAGATATTTTAATATATTTTGTTGACGGTGAAATGGTAGTTGATTTAAACACTTTCCAATTATACGGAATAAGAGATATAAGAGATTTACGAAAATTAATTGAATTGGTTTATGGGAATTAGAAAATTTAACAGAAACGAGCCACTAGGGAAAAACTTTGAACGTCTTATCTACGGTGTTGCAATAGTTGTTATTTTTGCAATAGTTGCTAAATGTAGCGGAGTGATGCCAAAATAGAAAATAATTTGTACATTTGAATATGATTTTATCTATAAAAATATTCTTAATAGCGTGGTTTATTACGCATTTTGAACCAATCCGTGACAGATTGGAACGTTTATACTTAATTAAACGTCTAGAGAAAGTAGTAGACATTCTGACTTGTTTTAAATGCCTATCTTTTTGGAGCGTGCTAATTATTACTTGGAATGTTTATTATGCTATCTTTGCATCGTTAACGGCTTATTTATATGATTCTATTGCAGAGCGAAATTGATACTTGGAAGACGCACCCAAGTGATTCAAAAAAGGATATGTTGACCTGTCAGCGTATCTTTTTGGCGTATAATAGCGAAGCGGTTTACTACTGTATGTGTGCAAAGACTAGACGTAAAATGAAGCGTGTCGAATTTAACGAATGGTATGAACAAATCTCAAATTGATACCTACATAAATGAAAATTATACACTACTTCAAAAGGTAGCGACTGACTTTGTGCGACGAAAAAAAAGAAACTACGAACCTGAGTTAGTAATATCCGAAGCATACATTTACATTCTAAAAATCAAAGATAGAATTACTACAATCGGACAACTGCAATCGTACTTTATAAGCAAAATAAACCTAGAAGTAAGCAAACAAAACAGCTCAGTTAATTACCTATTCAAAGAACGTACAACGGAACTGATAGGAATAGAAAGACAAGAGTATAACGAAATACTATTAGAGATAGAACACGACATAAAAAGAAACAGCCAAAAGGCACAGATTGAAAGTTACAAAATAGCGTTAACGGATCAGTTTGATAAAATCATTTTTGATGCGTATTTTTACAAGAGAAAAAGAACAGTAAGAGAATTTGCAAGTTACTTTAATCTAAGCAAGCAAACAGCAAACGACATAATAAACGAGTTAAAATTTAAAATTAAGAATCATGGCAAAATTTAAAGAAGAGTATAAAGACTGTACGGTAACAGTTAACTCACCATCGGTAGGTAAAATAACAATTAACACCGCAACGGTAAACCCTAATCACTGGGCAAACATCAAAGAATTTGCATTTATGTTTGAGGAGGAGACATCACAGAGCGTCATCAATGATACTCAGTCAAACGAAAACGAGGGGTTAATCGCTGACAGTTACGCAGATTTCACATTGAACGAATTACGTGAACGTTTCCCGAATATCAAAGCGACATCTAAGAAAGCGTTTATCGAACAAATACCAGCGTAATGACCGAAGAACAGTTTGAAGCGATATGTAAAGAAATAGAGGGTACTTGGGAAGGTCTCTCTATTATTTGCCCTAAACATAAAGTTGATAGGGGTTATTTCTTTGAGTATAAGAATAAAACTGTTGAACGTACTGACCGTTACGCGCGCGCACGCGAGAAGCAACTCGATTACCTTGAAGATTTGCTAGTTCAAATATCAATGAATGACAAGAAAGATATTTTAGTTGATGGTACGGTAAACTTGGGTAGTAACTCAATCGCTAGAGATAGACTCAAAGCAGACACGCTTAAATTCGTTTTGTCTAAACTTCGCGCGAATGTTTGGGGTACTAAAATAGAACACACAATTAAATCAGAACCTAGAGTATTTAAAATCGATTAGTATGGCTTTTGAGGTTACAACAGCACTTAGGAAAATGTTAGCCTTAAAACAGCCTATTAAGATAATTCAAGGCTCTACGAGTAGCGGAAAGACTTTCGGTATAGTTCCAATACTTTACGACAAAGGACTTGAAACACCACGAATAAGAATCACAATAGTTGCTGAAACATTAACCGCCGTAAAAGAGGGCGCGTTAGATATTTTTATTAATTTTCTGATTGACGAGGGGCGTTGGAACGATACGAGTTGGAACGCCTCAAGTTTGATCTACACACTAAGCAACGGATCAAAAATACAGTTCAAATCATTTGACACGGTAGGTAAAGCCAAAGCAAGCGGAAAGCGACAAATCTTATTTTTAAACGAAGCAAATCACATAGACTACGAAATAGCAGACGCGCTTATGATACGAAGCGAGGAGGTTTGGATGGACTTCAACGCGGACATGGAATTTTGGGCGCACACCGAAATACTACCACAAAAAGAAGTTGACTTTCTAAAACTTACCTACCTAGATAACGAGGCGATACCGCAACGTATCTTTAAAGATTTGATGCTAAGGAAAGCCAAAGCAGAAAAGGAAGAGAAAAGCGGTAATAAAGGTTATTGGTGGAACTGGTGGCAAGTATACGGCTTAGGCGAAATCGGACAACTTCAAGAATCTATCTTTGAGGTTTGGGAACAAGTGGATAAAAAGCCTGAGCGTTTCCAAACGTATTGCTACGGTTTAGATTTTGGTTTTGTTCACCCTACTGCACTTTGCCGTGTTTGGTATTTTGAGGACGAAATATTTGTTGAAGAAATAATTTATCGTGAGGGTTTAACAAGTGGTCAACTCGTTTCCTTAATGCAAAGCAAAGGTATTGAGAATAGCATTGAAATAATAGCAGACTACGCCCGCCCCGAAATGATACAAGACATACGCAACGCTGGTTACTATGTTTTAAACGCTAACAAGAACGTGAAAAGCGGACTCGATAAACTCAAACAAAAGAAAGTATTTGTACATTCAGATAGCTCAAATATCATTCGAGAGAATAAGAAATACCGTTACAGAAAGATTAACGGGGTGCAAACTGAAGAACCGTTAAAACAGTTTGACGATGCGATGGATGCGATTAGATACGCTAATTTGTGGGTGGATAGTTATTCAGTTGGCGATATTGGCGAATCATTCTCGATGGACATGTAATAAATAAATCCTATTTAAGTTATGGCAATAACAATTATTAGCACAAACCAAGATGTATTAAGCGCGGGTTATAATCCTTTGCGTTGGTACATTGATAGCGATAAAAAGAACGAGAAAGCATTTAGATACATTGTTGAAGTATTCAAGGCGGGAACTAGCGATAAGCTCTTTGAGAAAAAATACGCACCAAGACCAGTTGACGGATACGCTGAAATCGATATTTCAAGAGACGTTCAAAATTTCCTTAGCGCACATACACCATTTACTAACTCAGATTATCAAGACGCATCCGAACACTATTTGAAGTATGATATTAAATTTGGTGAAGAGTACATAGTAGCGTGGAACTTTGACGACTATATTTTTGATAGTGGTTTAACGGGTTTCAATCAAACGCCAAACGTAACACCACACCCTTTTGCCGTTGGTGACCAAGTAAGAGTTGAACTCAATACTACTTACAATGATTTTAGAGATGCGTTAAACGGTTTGTTTACGGTGACGATAGAACCTGACAATTATACCGTAGTTACTCAGTTGCCGTGGATTGGTTCGGGCGGTGCAACACCAGGGAAAATGTACTACGCAGATAATAGAAAATCACGTTTCTTGAATCTTACAAACCAAACAAATAAGACGACTGCAAATATTGCTATATCTCTAAAAGAAATGAACACTTTTACGGGTTCTCAGTTTATTTTAGATGCTTTAGTACTTGGTAAATTTCTTACTAATATGCCTAGCGTAATCAAACAAAATCCTAATCAGGATAATTGGCTGGCATTCTTCAATAATTACGATGGTGATGACAAATTCATTAGGTTTAGCAACGATATAAGTGACGAAGCTGTTAGAGATTTGCCTACGACAAGTACTCAAGGAATTGTACAAGTTGCTAGTGGTTTAGGTAACATGGGAATACTAACTTTGATTAACGGAACTTTGCCAATAGTAAAAGACGAAGCAACGGAGGTTTATGTTGAGATACTTAATAGCTTAGGTGAAAGAATAAGCGATAGAATTACCTACCAAATTGACAGACGTTGTAATATTTCAGATTACGAAATAGTCTTTATGGATAAGTTAGGAACGTTTGCCAACTTCGCTATGCAACTTAGAGCGTATGAAAAAGGGAATATAAACCGATTGACTTACAACAAACAGTTTGGTAATACAGTTGCTGGACTAGTAACGTTTAACACTTGGGAAAGTGGAACTACTACCTACCATGTAGACGACACCAAAGAGATTAGCTTAAACACTAATTACATGACGGATGCTGAAAGCGTTTATTTCGATGAATTGCTTACAAGTGGTTACGTTTATTTGAAAGTTGGTGATGATTATTTTGCATGTCAAGTACAGGAAACAGCATACGAAACACAAAGAGCAATAAACGGGGTTTTAATCCGTAAAACAGTAACGGTAAGATACGCTGTACAAAATCCAATTAACGCATGACGGTAACTAGAATTAGATTAATAGGTGATTTCTTTAATGTTGGTATAAATGACTATTTAGAGGTTGCAGAAAACGTTGTTGTACCTTTGAATTTTGGAGTTTCAGATGTTCGAGATTTTACAAGCAAAACGGGTTCTTTTAGTAAGTCAATCAAAATAGCGGGAACAAAACACAATAACCTAGTCTTTGATAATATCTTTGATGTAAACAACGTAACGCTAGAATTCAATATCAATACTAAACAGCAATGTTTAATTGAGCAAGACGGTGAGATAGTATTAGACAACGCTATAATGCAACTTATCGACGTTCAAAAGATTTCGACGGGACTAGGCAACGATGAGCAAATAGAATACACTATCACGGTAAAAGATACGGTTTCTGAGTTGTTCACGGATATAGGAACTAAGCTATTAACTGACTTAGATTTTAGCGATTTTAACCATACTTACCAAGCGAGTGATGTAATTGCAAGTTACGACCATGATAAGGAAGACGGGTATAAATATATTTTACCACTTACCGACGACGCTCAATACGATTTGACTGAAATGAAGCCCGCTGTTTATGTTTGGCAGTATCTTAACCGTATTTTCTCAAATGCTGGTTATTCGTATCAGTTTGACGAAATGGTGCAAATTGGTTTTGATAAATTGCTTATCCCTTACAATGGTGGTAAATCAAAAGTAAGCGAAGCCACTCAAGAAGCGATTGAAGTTATTGCAGAAAAAACAACATCTCAATTAGTAACGGGTGTTAAACTTAATAATGTAGGTACAGCAACAAAGCTAAATATAAATACAGAAATTAAAGACGACCAAAACGTTTACAATCCAACGTTAAGCGAGTATACAAGTCCATTTAATTTAAGCCCACCAAGCGCCCTTGAATATAAAATTGAGATTGATTACGATTTAAAATTTAGAAATAACGAATTTACTTCTGTTTATTTAAACGGTCAAATATCTAGTAAGCCATTTATTGAATGTACAAGCGGTGGCGTATTTCCTTTGGGTATTGTAGATGTAATTGCGAATACTGTTAATCCTATTTGCTACATTGCATCTGACGGATTTACAGTTATAGATTCAAATTATTCAGGGTATGCCAATTTACCAACTGGCGATACGACTATTTCAAGTGGTGTTAATACTTTGATTTTGTCAGCAACTGACATCGCATTTACAGATGTATTAGAGTTGCAAATGTACACTACAATAAATACAGCACCTCAATTTTTTAGAGTAATTGACAATGCACCCGCAAATGTTACCTATGTTGTAACTGTAAATTCAATTAAAATTCGTGTTGTTCCAAGTGCTGAAAGTTTAACGTTTGGGTTTCCCGTTGTAATGAACGATTTTATACCGTCGAATATCAAACAAAGCGACTTTCTAAAGTCATTGTTTACGATGTTTAACTTGTTTGTTATTCCTAATATTGACAACCCGAAAGATATTATCATAAAAACTAGGGATAAATACTACGACGAGGGAACGGTAAAAGATTTCACAAAATTACTTTGCAAAGAGTTACCACATACTTTGACATTCTTACCTGAGTTAACAGCCAAAAAATTAACATTAACCTATTCAGATGACACCGACGCATTAAATGTAGGGTATAAAAAGAACGTCAACGAAACCTACGGGCAAATTCAATACATATTCGATAACGAGTACATAAAGAACGAAGCAATTAACAAAGTAATATTTGGCGCTAGTCCATTTGTCAAAGCTCCATTTGGTGCAACTGTAATGGGTATTAATGGAAGCGAGCCAAAAACACTACCAAGAATAGTTTACGACGGCGGAAAATTACCGTGTGGTTACTACCAGATAAACGATGTAACAGTAAACGGAAACCCCACTCAATGGATTAGTGTTAATGAATATCCATACGTTGGGCATTTTAGCGCGCCAGTAAACCCTGATAAAGATTTTAACTTTGGAACGTGTGACTATTACTTTGATAATACATACGGGGTTATTCCTTACAATAACTTAGGGAATACTTATTGGCGTCGCACAATGGCGCAAATTAATAGCGGGACACTTTACAGCGTTATGCTTAACGTTAATTCATTTGATGTAGCAAACCTTAGACTAAACGATAAAATCTATTTAGATAGAGCCTATTGGATAATTAACAAGGTTATTGACTACGATGCAAACAGCAACGCTCCGACAAAATTCGAGTTGCTTAGTGTAGACCAAGAAATAGATTTACCAAATTTTCCAACTAAGAAACCTACAAAACCAAATAAAGGTGACGCGGGCGTTAGTGTACCGATAAAGGATATTATTAAAGACCGCTATAACTCTTTGACAAGTGACAGCGCAAGCGGTGGGGTGTTTGTTTTAGGTAAGTCAAACCAAATATTAGGAACGGTAAAAAACGCGCTTATAATTGGCGACGGTAACGTAGTACAAAAAGACGGTCTTTATACACCAAGCATAACGATTAAAGGTACGGAACTTGTTGCACCTACGGCAACTTTCAAAGCGTTAGTTACTCAGGTAGGTACTTCAAACCCTACAATGGATATTGCAGTTGACCAATTTGGTTTAACGATTACACGAAGCGGAATAGGAACTTATAGGATTACTTCAAGCGGTTTGTTTTTAGGTCAAGTAATTTGTTTGGCTCAATTCTCAAAAATTACATTAGGACTAATCGCAATAGGTAGAATTTCAGATTCAGTAGTTGAAATAAATACGCTAAATTTACTCGGAATACTTACAGACGGAATACTAGATAACACAACAATAATCATTGAATCATGGCAGACAAGGTAATAGACGTAGAGATAAGAACAAACACGACGGGGATAAAGTCGCTCCGTCAAGAATTACGCGAAACAACTATTGCACTGCAACAAGCAACAGATCCAAAATATATTGAAGAGTTACAGCAAAAAGCTGGGCAACTTAAAGACCGTATGATGGATGTCAACGCGGAAATTAACGCAATGGCTTCGGGTTCTAAATTTGAGCGTGTTTCTAGTTCATTAGGTTTGGTTGGTGATTCACTTCGTAACATGGATTTTCAAGAAGCCTCTGAGCGTGCAATGTTATTTGCAAAGACGGCTAAAGCAATTACATTTAAAGATGCAATAGGAAGTGTAAAAGAGTTAGGTAGTACTTTCATGACTGTTGGTAAAGCTATACTAACAAATCCTTTATTTCTTATCGCTGGGGTTATTATTTTGATAGGCGTTGCAATTGTCAAACTACTTGACAAAATGGGTATCTTAAAGAAAATCTTTGAAGCAATTGGCGCGGTTGTGGATTGGTTAATACAAGGACTTAAAGACTTTTTAGATTGGATAGGTTTAACAAACTTTGCAGTTGAAGACGCTGCACAAGCACAAGCCGACGCAGCTAAAAAAACAGCCGAAGCAATGGAAGCGAAAAGCGCAGCAGTTGTTCAAGGTTACGACCAAGAAATTCGCATGGCAGAACTTGACGGGAAAAGTACCGAAGAAGTAACTATGAAAAAATTGTGGTGGCTAAAATACTTACAACAGAAAAAAGCCGAAGCAGCAATAGAAGAGTTTAGAGTTGCTAAAATTAAAAATGAATTAGATGAAAAAGAATTAGCGGCACTTGAAGCAAAAGCCTATGCGGAAATTGCATTAGTGAAAAAAGCGGGTGACGATATTACATACCAAAGAAAAGTAACTGCCAAAGCAAAAGAAAAGGCAACTGAAGACGAAGCTAAAAAAGATGCTGAAAACGCAAAAAAAGCGGGTGAAACAAGAAAAAAGAACCAAGAAAAAATACAACAAGAAATAAATAAAGCGGTTCAATTTAATAAAGATGCTCAAAAAGAAAATGAATTAAATTTACTTTCAGCTCAAGACCGTGAAATAAAAATTTCCAACGATAAATACCAAGCGCAAATAGACCAAGCTATTAAATACAAACAAGACTATTCTCAAATTGTAATAGCTCAAAAGAATGCGGAGAATGAAATAAATGTTAAGTACAAACAAGAAGAAATTAAGCAAGCAGAAGAAGCGCAAGCCATAATTGACCAACTTAATAAAGACTTTCTAAACGCTAGACTTTCAGATATTGACCAAGAAAAATTGGCAGTAAATGACAAGTACACAAAAGCTATTGAGGATGCAAAAAAGGCGGGATTAGACACAAAGATTTTAGAGGCTAATCAAAAGGCAGAACTTGATGCTATTGATTTATCATACGACGAAAAGAAAAAGGCTAACGCTATTGAGTTGGCTTCGTGGATGAATACTTTTAATACTGACGAAAGAGCGAAGTATGTCGCTAATTTAGAAGCTAAACAACTTGAGGATGAAACAAAATTAAAAGAAGCCAAAGATAAAGGCTTAATTGATGAACAAGCATACCAAGACGCACTTAAAGCAATTCAACAAAAGAAAACAGATGAAGTAACTGAATACGATAAGAAAAAAGCAAAAGAAAGTTTAGATGCTAGATTAGCAAGTGCGCAACAATACGCAGAAGCCAGCACGGGGTTAATGACTGCATTGGGTGACTTAGCCGTAGCAACTGCAAAAAAAGACGCTAAAAGCCAAGAACAAGCTGCGCGTAAAAAGTTCGCTATTGATAAAGCAGCCGCTTTGGTTACAGCTGGAATAAATACAGCTTTAGCAATTACTAAAGCAATGCCAAATCCCGCTTTAATGGCGTTAGCTGGCTTAACGGGTGCAGCACAAATTGGAGTGATTGCAAGTAAACAATTTAACTCAGGCGCGGGAACGCAAGCCCCAAATACTCCAAATCCATCGGTAAGTGAGCCACAAGCAAATGCCACACCTGTATTTAATATGTTCGGTTCGGGCGGTACAGCAAACAATCAAAATGCAAGCGGTAACAATTCAAACGGTCAGAATATTACAGTAACAGCGGTTGTAAGTGAAACAGATATGACATACACACAGGAGCGTGTTAACTCAATGAAATTAAGCGCGTCACTATAATGGATTCACGATCTAAATTTATATCACAATTAGGCGCGTGTACAAGAACGCTTAACGCTGAAATAAAGAAAACGATTATCGACGTTAAAGCGGTGCGTACTGGATTAATGAAAAATAGTACTAAGGTAAAAATAGACTTTGATTTTAGTAAAGAGGTTTTCACAATCAAAAGTATTAGTTCAACTTTTTATTTTAAATTTGTGGATAAAGGAACGATTTATATTACACCCCGAAATATTACCGATAAGACAATAGGTAAAGATAACGTTCAAAAAGCGTTAGATAAGTTGTACGGGGTTTGGATAGATTACCAAATAGATAGAGAATTTGAAGTATTTAAAACTGTATAAATGGCATTTAGAACACCCAGAGATATTGACCGTAGATACACCCGTAAATTCAAAGAGATAATCTTAAACGCTCCTTTGATTGATACACGCGCGCTTTATAAATCGATTGACGTAACAGCCGAAATAGATTATAGTTTTGGTACGTTTATGTCTAGTCAATATACTTTCACGGTTAAGATTTACGCTGAACCTTATTTGTGCTATCACATTATACCTATGCAACTATTATCATGGTTTAAAAATTCAAGGTCATTTAATAATACGACACAACGATATAGGCAGTATTTCAGAGCCTACCTACAAAACGAATACCCACTAATTAATTTTGATAATATCACTTTTGAATTAGGTAATATTATTATCGTTAACCAACCTGAGGGCGGTGGGCTTTATAACTTTTATTTAGAGGGTTAACCTTTAAGTTTTAATTCAGACTCCATAGAAAGCCAATTTAGTACTAAAATATGCCCTAAGCTAGTAACGTCTTTTACTTTGGTAACGTCACCATTACAAAGCCCGTATATTAATCTTTGCCACCCCCACTTAGTATTGGTTTGTTCGGGTTTTGTAGGTTGTATTTCTTCGGGTTCTTCTTCGTCTGGTTCTGGATTATCGTCTTCAAGAAGCCCTTTATACTTTTCTAGTATTTCAGCTCTATACTCTACGAATGATTGAACAGTTGAATAGTGTTTTGTTATTGGTTCTTCGCGTATCTTTTCACATTCAAAGGTTAGTATTTCGTAACCTTTAATAGTTGCACAAATCTTATCAATATTCTCAATAGGTGCTTTATCGGTGCAATAGGTATTAAGGTCAATAAATGCTCCAAATGATAAGTGCCTAAATGATTGTTTAGTTTTATTTGTAGGTAATGAATCGAGCCAACGGAACTCCTTAAGAATCCCGTTTAACTCACTTTCATCAGTATCAAAATAATCGTTTCCCGTGACAATGGCAATACGCTCCAAATAAAATTCCGTAGGTGATAGTTCCTGAGAATCTAGTTCAATGATTTCTAAAAATTTACCAACTGTTACGGCGTTCCAATTATTTTGCATCCTCTAAACTTTTCAATGTACGTTTAGCAACTAGGGTGATATAAGGTATCGCAAAGTCAGCATTCACATTTTCCTCAAATAATTTAGCTTTTAGGTTTAAATGTGATTGTTCATAGTGTTCATTTACGCTTAAATCTTCACGCTTAAAGATAATTGATAGAATATAACTAGGGAAATTATCAATACCACGTTTAGCGCATTTTTCAATCTCAATTAAATCCTTTGTTTTAAACTTAAATTCATCACCCGTGTAAGCAACATAATTGTATCCTTTAATCTCAATGCTTTTAGCTGGTAATTCATTGCTAATTTCCATTGCGTTAAATGATTTTATCAATTCAATAAATGAATCGTTTTCCATATCGTAAATAATCGCCTCAGGAAGTCCAAGCGTTTTAAACACCTCACAATATTGCTCTAATTTTCCAAGTGTTTGGCTGTTTAGAATAGTGTAAATTTTGTTAAATTCTTTGAGCGTTATTTCATTCGCTTCGTTGCGAAGTTCAAAGGTTTCATTCTCTAATTTTACGTTTACCATAACTTTTACTTTTAGGACAAAGATAAGAATTTACCTATTACAACCATGTTACCAGTCTATAATCTTTCAATTGATGAATGCGACGCTGAAAACGGCGAGTATTTAGGCGTTTTAGAAATTGCAAACACCGCAAACCCCGCGATAATGATTAAGGGTATTGCATTGAGTGACATCAAACAAATGATTTTCAAAGATGACTTAAAATATAGGATAGCAAGTCCTGTATTGATACCGTCAAAAATATACCGACGTGACGAACAAACGGGTGAGGAGTACTATGTAAACGTAACACCTGAGATAGTTGAAAAAATGTTTGTTAAGTTCCAAAGAGATAGAAGCGGTAAAGACGTTTTTAACCTAGAACATGATGAAGCGCAACGAGTACCAAGCTACATTCTAGAAACATGGTTAGTTGAAACGCCAAAGACTGATAAATCTCTAGTTACTTACGGTATTGAATGCCCTGAAAAAACATGGTTTGCAGTTCAGCAGTTCACAGATAAGCAAGCGTATTTTGATTGCGTAGAAAGTGGGCAAATTGGATTCTCTATTCACGGTGAAAGTGCGTTAAAATTCACAAAACAAGAAATTATTAAACCAATAAATATGAGCAAAAAGAGAAAGTTTGTCGCTCAATTCACGGAAGCAATCGGTACAGATAGTGGTGAAGTAATCGTAACAGCAGACGTACTGGAAGTAGGTGCAGACGTTGCTGTATTAGATACTGAATTCACACCAATCGAAAACTTTAGCGGAGAAATTACCATTGAAGACACACCCGTAGTTATTACAGATAACGTAATCACATCAATGGGCGCGGAAGAAATGGAAATGAAAACCGAAGAAGTTGTTGTTGAAGAGGTTGAAATGGCAAAAGAAGAAGTTGTTGTTGAAACTGAAATGGCAGTTGAAGAAGTTGCCGTTGAGGCGTACACAAAGGAAGAAGTTGACGCAAAATTTGATGAAATATATTCAATGATTGCAGAACTAAAAGTTGCGGATGTAGCAACAGTCGAAGAAGTAGAAATGGCAGAGGCGCCAAAGTCAGGCATTGAGTTGAAAATGTCGAAAGTAGAAAAATTATCAAACTTTATAAATAAGAAATAAGATGAGCAGAAAAGTACAATTTTCGATGGAGGTTACAAATAACGCTCTATTGCAAGTAAACCCTAAAGAGTTTTACACAAAAGCATTGCTTGAGAATCGTTCAAGCGCAGAATTCCGTCAATTGTTGGGAATTAAAGAATCAACAAAAATCGCAGCGTTGGACTTCGGTACATTATTGACTGAGGCAGATTGTGATTTCGTTAGAAACAACTCTACATTGTCAGCTAAAACAATGGATATTTGCAAAATCGCTTTGAATACTGAGGTATGTCAATTCGAAGTTGAGCAATCTTTCTTAGCTGATTGGATGCGTCAAGGTTCTAACGGTGATTTTATGCCAGCTGAATTCGCTACGCATTTTTATGCTGAGTTAGGTCGTTCAGTTTCTAACCAATTGGAGTACCTTACATGGCAAGGTGATGTTGATGGAGATACAGGAACTTACTTAGACCTTTGCGACGGTTTGGAGAAACAATTAGGAGGTGCAACTATTCCAGTTGCTCAAAGAATCGCTGGAACAGCTATCACAGCTTCTAACGTAATCGCTCAAATGACTTTGGTATACAACCAAATTCCAAGAGCTTTAAGAAACCGTAAAGCAGACGTTAAATGGTTTGTAGCTTCTAACGTTGCTGATGCTTACAGATTGGCTGTTGCAGTTCAATCAGCTGAGGCGTATACAACAAAAGACGCTCCGTTGAATTTCTTAGGTTACACTTTGTCTATTGGTGAGGGTATGTCTGATAACGCGATGACTTTGTCTTTGCAGTCTAACTACATTTTCCTTGCTGACTTGATTAGTGATCCAACTGATATCACAACTATCAATATGAAAGAAACAACTGGAGATCGTAAGATTCGTGTTATTTCTGATTTCAAAGTAGGTTTCAACTATTTGAACGATGCAGAATGGGTTACTTATAGTATTCCTGCAAACGCATAACATTAACGAGGGGTGTTAATTCACCCCTTTTTATTCACTTTTAAAAATATAAATTATGGCTTGCGAAGTATTAGAGGGTATTGAGTTAGGTTGTGAAAGAAACAGCGGGGGTATTCACCAAATTTTAGTTGGTGATATGAACGATATTTTAACACAAATTACTAGTTCAGTAACTTGGTCTGTTAAAGGAATGACAGTTAATGTTCCACCGATTGAAATTGAGGTTAAGAGAAAAGTATCTAACTATGTAGAAGATGAACAAGAAGACTTCGTAAACGGTTCTACTGTTGTTACTGCTACAATTACAGCAATGTTGCACAGACGTGATGCTGAAAAATCTAGAAAATTGAATTTGTTGAGTGCTGGTCAAAGATACCTGTATGTAATTTGTAAAGATGCAAACGGTATTTATTGGTATTTCCCTAATGTACAACTTCAATCAGTTGGTGAGGGTTCAGGACAAGAGCGTGCAGACGGTTCTAAGTATTCAGTTGTCTTTGTTGGAGAGGATGACCACTTAGCATATGAAATTGAAAGCGCAGTTGTTGCTGACATATTAGCTACTGAAGGCTAAAAAACATAACTTTCGAGGGATTAAGGTTGTTCAATTTGGACAGCCTTTTTTTATGTCCTATTATTTGCATGATTTACATTGAGAAAAATATTGAGACAAACATAGCGCTTACACTTACGGAAAGTTCACGTTTGGCAGTTCCTTATTATCTATTTCATTTTATAAACGAGATTAACGATTCAGAAACGTTTGCAACCTTTGAGGATATTAGCGGTTATCCTGAGCGTTTTAATCTATTCACAATGCAATTAAATTACGTTAAAGGTCAATATACTTATACAGTCTATGAAAGTGCAACACCGAACCCCGAAACGATAGCAGATACAACGGGTTACATTGTTGAAACGGGGATAATGATAGTACACTCAGACGAAGACGTAAACACAAATATTTATTTATGAAAATTTTAGGAATTAATTTTAGTAGGAGCGCGGTTGTAAGAACTGAGCAACAAGCATACAGCACACCGTTTGGCGTTATTGGTGACGGTAATTTATCTTTACCTTTTATACAGTCTCAAGTTCACAAAGCGGGCGTTATTTACTTCGGTTCGGATAACTTATTCCCAAGCGTATTAAATCAGATGTATTATACAAGTCCAATTCACGGGGCTGTTATTGATTTTACGGTAATGGCTGTAATCGGTGGCGGTTTTACAGTTGACGGATTAACAACGGCAAAAGACAAAGTAGATTTTGAGGTTTGGTCGCGAATGAATAAAGTTGATCGTAACCTCGAAACAGTTGCAAGGGATTATAAAATACATTCACGCGTTCATTATTTGTTAAAATACTCAGATAGCGGAAAGTTTTTGAGAATGGAACGAGTAGAACCCGCTAGTATTCGTTATCGCTTTGACGGTAACTACGAATTTTCTAGCGATTGGTCAACGGGAAAAGAAAGACGTTTTATTGAGGCTTTTCACCACGGTAAAATAGGAAAGTTTAACGAGATGCTTTACACATTTGGCGAAGTTGGAGCGGGACAAGATATTTACCCTATACCTACTTATTCAAGTGCGTTAAATTGGTGCTACCTAGACGGTGAACAAAGTTACTTTCATAAGTCAAACCTACAAAACTCTATCTTTCCTAGTTTAATTATTAGACGCCCTAAGCGATTCGGTTCTAAAAAGGAACAAGAAGACTTTAAAGACGGTTTAACGCAAAACAAAGGCGCTAAAAGTGCGGGTAAAGTATTTGTATTGACGGGTGACGGTATAGAAAACACTCCTGAGGTTGTAGTTCCAAGCGCTCAAAACAATGATAAGTTATTTGAGGGTACAAGCAAAGAATTAAAAGATAATATTTGCTTTGCTCACAAAATTAACCCCGCTATTATGGGAGTAAAAGTTGCGGGTTCTTTGGGTAACGCTCAAGAGCTTGAAATGTCTTACGCTATTTTTGAGAAAAATGTTGTATTTCCGATGCGTAAACAACTTGAATACATGTACGAAGAATTAATGCAGATTGCAAATATTGACGGAAAATTTAAAATTCAAGACTTTAAAATAGTAGAAGGTCAAATTATAGATACTACAAACATTCCATTACCATGATTTATTTTGTAACAGAACAATACTTAAAACAAAAAACACCAATAACGCAAAACGTTAGCGCCACAGATGTGATGCCGTTTATAGAGCCTAGCGCGAGCAGTTGGATGCAGTCTATTCTAGGTACTTACTTTTTTAATCATTTATTGACGGCTTACAACGCACAAACATTGACAAGTGATGAAGAAATATTAGTTGAAAAGATTAAACCCGCTGTGGCGTGGCGGGCAACTGTGGATTGTGTGCTAGGTCTTACATACCAACTAAAAAATAAGGGACTTCAAAAGCAAAACGGCGATAACTCCGAAAGCGTTGACCAAACAGAAACCACTTTTGTGATGCGTCACTATGAGCAGAAAGCTGAATTCTTTGAAATGATAACAAGAAAATATTTGAAGTTAAATAAAGACTTGTTTCCACAGTTCACAAGCAATCTAAATAGAGATTCAGAATTAGCCCCACAGAACGACGATAATTTTAACAGTGATACAATGTTCATATGATTAGTTATTTACAAGCAATCGACGTTATTCGCACATTTGCGATAAATCATTACTTCATTAACAAGTTTGATTTTGAGTTTAGGGAACAAATGCCAAATTTGGCCACATTAGATGAAGCATATCCTTTGCTTTTTGTAGTGCCTATTGCAAGCGATACAATCCAAAACGTTAACGAGTTTGATATTGATGTTTATTGCGTTGACCGTTATCAAAAAGACCGTACAAACGTTAACTTTGTTGTCAGTGACTGTAACCAAACGTTAAATGATTTGGTGTTGTGGCTTGAAGAGGGACAAGATAGTATTGAAATAGTAAGTACTTCGACTCAAACGCCTATAAATAATGACCTTTTAGATTATGTTGGGGGGTGGGTTCTTAGATTACGTTTGCAAGTTGAAAAGATTGGACTTTGTGAGATACCGTTTAAAGGTGAGCAACCGCCAACACCGCCAAGTTGCCCAAGTGGATTCATTAGAAATTCAGATGGTAGCTTTACAGCAATAGTACCAAGTGGTGGTGAATTGATTTTAGAAGATATTAATTTAACGACTTATAACACAAAGGAAAATTTAATAGATGTAAAAAGAAATCCTAGTAATGTAGATTTTCAATATTTAATTCCTGATACAACTATTGTAAATTCAAACAATACTTATCAATTAGACGCTCCAAGTTGTGAAACTTCAGTTTTACCTGATACAACCTACAATTTTATAGTAAACGGATTAACAACAAGTGTAACCGTTCCAAGTTTAACAGATGAAACATTTAACATAGTATGGCAATAACTGTAAATATACCAAGCGAAGTAACTCAAACAATCACAGACGGGGTTACTATTACTGCACCTAGCGAAAATGCAGTCTTTGACGCTCTAGCAACTAAGGCAGATGCTTCTGAAATAACTGGGCTTGTTCCTTACACGGGTGCAACGTCTGACCTAGACTTAGGAACTAATAGTTTAATCACTGAAAAAGTGTTTTTATACGATGACCCAAACGATAATTTTGGTTCAATACATTTTACAGATGGTAATTTTCACATTGAGGATGGCGATGGACACCCTTTATTTGTTGTTGAAGACGGGTTTGTGCAATTGCATAAAAGTGAAATAATCCAATCTAATCTTTATACAAGTGGATTAACTCAAACTAGAGATCATTATTTACCAAATGCAAGTGGAACGATTGCTTTAACGAGTGATATTCCTACATTCACACCGATGCCTATTAAGCAGAATGTTAGCATTACGCATACAGGCACAACGGCAAACACAATTATCGCTAGTTATTTGATTCCGTCTGGAACTTTTCAAGCAAACGATATATTTAGATTCTCTATACAAACATCACAAATAGTAAATGCAAATATAAAAACATTAAGAGTTTACATAAATACATCTACATCGCTAACAGGTGCTACATTGATTGCTACCAGAACACTTACTTCATTAGCAGGTTGTAATGCTGCTCGAGACTTAGTATTTAAAAACAGTTTATCGTCGCAAGAAATATATAATGTGACTTCTAATATTGCGGACAACGAGAGTGCAAATAGTTCAATAAGTATGTTATCCATAAATTTTCATGTTAATCAATTTTTTATTGTAGCAGTTGAATTAGCCAACGTAAGCGATAGTGTCATATTTAACTATTTAAGAACAAATATATTTAGATAATGATTATAATAAAAGCAATATTAGAGAATGATTTTGTAAGACCTGAAATCATTTTAACGGTTGAACAAATGGAAACCGTAACAAGCGTATTGAGCAACGGTAGTGAGTATATTTATTATCAAGGCGACGAACCTATAAATAATTAAAAAATGACTGAGGCGGTTAAAATATTTAAGACTTACGGAGGACTAGGAGTGCTTTCCGTTTGGTTATTCATGACGAATAGTAGAGTGGATAAATTAGAACTAGAATTGCAAGCGTGTAACGATAGTAAAATAGACATTTACCGAGAACTAACGAAACCAATTACAAGCCGTCACAACGAAAATAAACCGCTAAAAATCGCAATTTTATCACAAGCAGTAAACTTTAAAAATTCAGAAGATGAAGAATGTTAAAAAAATGGATTTATTGGACCGCTTAGAAGCACCTACACCAAAAAAGAACAAAAGAATAGGTCGTATTTTTACGGCTATCGGAGTAATCGCTGGAACTATTTTAAGCGCTGGAGTTGTTACCGCACCGTTAGGAGTTACTATACTTACAATCGTTACCGCCGTAAGTGGTGGCGTAGCAGTATTTAACGGTCAAAAAGTAGATGAAAATGTCGAACGTTAGGAAATACACCGATATTGATTTGCTTGAAAAAGTCAAAACATTAAAAGGATTCAAAGGTATTCCCGAAACTTATTGGATTTTATCGGTGCGAAGTAATGAAGATGAAACGGATAAATTTGACGATAAATGTTATTTGTTTCGTGGATCAAAGTTTGTGCTTGTAACTTCATGTACAACGAATAAAGGGAACAAAGGTACTGGAGTTGTTTGTGCGAATGTTTGGAATTATGGCGCCTGGATTATTGGAAAGCATAAAGGTAAAGTTAAAGCGGGACTTCAAAGAGTTGGTTTCCCTTATCAACGAGACTTCACAAACGATGGAAAAACGAATCCAACGACTGAAATCAAAACAGATATTCGAGGATTTAATTTTCATCCAGCAGACCATGACATAAACCGTAAAATTATTAAGACTAATATAGGCGGTTGGTCAGAGGGTTGTTTAGTATTAAATGACATACCAACTTATTTGAAAGTAATCAATTTGTTAGAACCTCAGAAAATTTGGTCAATGGTTATAGTTGACGAATTTTAACTATATTTGCGTAAGATTTTTTTCTACATTAATTTTTTCGTTTAGGTAAATTAAAGCGTGTCGTAACTGATACGCTTTTTTTGTATCTTTGCAATAACAGTACTTAAAACGCATTTGGATAGTGGTGTCCGCTGTCGGCGTACCAGTTTAAGTCGTTTAAATTAAAGCATCTCTAGAGGGTGCTTTTTTTGTTTTACCGTTTATCATTGATATTTACCGTTCATCACAATTGTAGTAATTTATCGAAAGTGAGTTAATATATTTGCTGAAACTTAAAAAGAAAAATTATGATAGATGTTAGAAAAATGTTAGAAAACAATACCCCGTTTTCAGTAATGCAGTATTTTGAAAAGTTCAAAGGTTCAAAAGAAGAATCATATAAAAAGTATGAACTTATTTATATTAATGAAAATAAAGAAATTGCTTTTAAGATTCTTAATAGAGATGAAATTTCTTTTGTAAAAGAAAACCTAGAGAAAATTAAATTGATTATTGACAATAAAGATGGTCGTATTTATGAATTTAACAAATTCAAAGAACACAAAGAAGCAAATGAAAAATTAACTAAAATTAATTAAGATGAAAGAAAAGAAAATTTATTTAGTAGTGTTTGGATTGCATGTTTTAGTATTAATCACTTTATGTTTTATTTAGTATGGAAGCGAAAGAATTAAGGATAGGGAATTTGGTTTACGACTACTTTCGAGAAATAATTATTGATGTAAATATTAATGTATTAAAATCAATTAAAAATAATGAAAAGTGTTTATATAAACCAATCCCACTTACAGAAGAATGGTTGTTGAAGTTTGGATTTATAGGAAAGTATAAATCAGTTCATACTCATTGGAATTACAAAGGATTCGGCATTGAACAAAAATCAGATGAAGATGATTTTGGAGGTTCGATACCAATAGAGCAAGTTTTCTATTATGAGTATAGGTATGACATAGAACACGTACACCAACTCCAAAACCTTTACTTCGCATTAACTGGGGAAGAATTAACTTTAAACAACTAATCATGGAAGCAAAACAAACAATATCCGAGTTAAAAGCTAAAATAAAGCCATTTGAGGAACGAATTGGTATTTTAAAAGCTAGGATTAACGAACTGCAAAAAAGACTTGACAGCGATGTTATTATTGATATGCGTTTTTTTAGTGAAATTCAAGACGACAAAATAGAAATAGTTAGTCACAAAGCAGAAATTGCAGAAATGGAAAGGGAAATAAAGCGTTGGAAAAGGTCAATCGCTATTTTGGAAAGTAATAAATATTAAGATGGAAAAAACAGCAGTCGAGTGGTTAGTTGAACAAGTCAAAAGTCACAAGTATATTGAAGATGTAGACTTTGAACAAGCCTTAGAACTTGAAAAGCAACAGATGTGTGATTTTTTTAGAGAAGGTTATATGTGGTGTAATAGTCCAAGTTTAAGAATTGAAAATGGAGAAATAGTTACAAGTACAATTAAGTACGGAGAATTTTACT